CCATGGTAACTGTTCGGTCCCATAACGCATAGTCATTTTTATATCGTGATGTCCGAGAATTTTTTGTAAGGCCAAGATGTTTCCACCCGACATCATGAAGTGCGCCGCAAACGTATGGCGCAGAACGTGTGTCAGTTGACCGCGAGGGAGAACGATAGACGTTTTTTCCATCACGGATAAAAATTGAAAATAGCAGTCTGTGAAGAAATTGAACCCATCGAGCGCCATGATCTCTTCATAAAGCTCTTTACTGATAGGTATGCTTCTGTTTTTCTTCCCCTTCGTTCTCACAAAGGTGATTCGATACTTGGTGACCTGTGAGCGGGTAAGATTGATTGCTTCTCGCCAACGTGCGCCTGTACTTAGACATATTTTTACCACCAGTGCCAGAATTGGGTTCTGACGTTTGCAGTCAGACAGTAATTCGATGATCTGCTCATGTGTAAGCCATGCCATTTCCTTTTCTGCGATAGTGAATTTGCGCATCTTCTCTATTGGGTTTGGAAGTGTCCATTCACCAAGGCGGGAAAGTTCTCTGAAAACGCTGCTTAGATGGCTTTGCTCCAGGTTAACAGTAACTGGGCTTGCTCCTTTCTTCCATTTTTCACTGAAGTAGATTTCACCAGTAAGGCGTTTATCGCGATAGTGAGCAAACATTTTTGAGGTGAGATCAGTTGCAAGGGGATTTCCCAAGGCGTCAACCATCAACAGCAGCTTGTTGTAGACATGCTGTCCGGCAGTAAGAGATTTGCCATGTAATTTGAACCATAGCTCAACCATATCTTTCAGTGTCCGACGATCCACTGATTCGCCCAGCCAGGGCTTTGCTTCGGTTTCCTCCATCGTGTGACGCTCAAAAGCTAGAGCCTCACCTTTAGTGGCAAACTGCTTGCGAACACGCCTACCAGTGCGTCCCATGGGGTAACACTCGCAAAGCCATTTTCCGGTTGTGAGTTTTCGTACTGCCATAAAAATACCCTCCAATGGAGAGTATTTATACTGTATTCTTGTACAGTGTCAATGTATGAGGAGCGGGTAATCATACATATGATATTTGATTGGGATTAGTGCACTTTAGTAACATTTATATTTTTATCTATTTTCCCTTTGTTACTGGAAAACTTTTGTTCTTTTCTTTTAATATATAATTCCCAACGGATATTATTCATTATGATGGCATAAATATTAAAAATAAAAGTCTTTACTACTAATACTAAGTAAATAAGGCTAGTCCCTATAACCCAATATCCGAGTTTGATAATTAATTCTTTTATCACTGTTGAATATGGAACTAAATCAACCATATTTCCTATCATTCCATTTGTCTGACAAAAAAGAATTATAACTAGATAAATGAAAGTAAATGTAATAAAAGAGATGAAAACTTTCATAAATGCCATGAAGTTATATTTTAACGTGGGCATCTGTGTTTTTTTATGTTGTACTGACATCATTTGAAGAAACATATCGGGTTTGGATAGTGTTGCAAATATAGTGAACCCTGCAATAAGAAAACCTAGTGTTGTCACTGCAAAGTTGAAACCAATCAAAGCCCAGTTTCTAATATCAGATACTAAATGTGACATGTCCCTCTCAAGAAAAAAAGAGTTTGTCAATAAAAAAATAGATGCTGTGAGCAAAATACAAACATGGAATGTACTAATAGTAATCCGTTTACAAAGCAAGTAAACATCCCAAAGGTTTTTTTCTTTGGTTATCTCTTTAGCATCTATTTTATTTATCATCTGCCAAACCTTTCATATATATTGCTAATAATGCTAATCGTCTTTTGTGAAAGAGATCTGGGTAGAGATATCTTACCTTCGTTTACAAGGTTTTCATATCGTTCATAACTTTCATTTGCAGCCACTTCCGTGTTTTTTGATAATTCATTCATCTCACTTAATAAAACAAAATCATCATTACTGCCTTTGATTATATCACCTTCGTCATCATATCCTTTAATATTTATTCCTGAATTTGCTAACCTAGTTGCTGATGTGAGTTGTTCTAAAACAGCATCATGGTTCAAACCTGAATCGGTGTTTGAAAAACGAATTGACGTAGAAATGCTGCCCATTTCGTCTCCAGCGCTTTCAAGTGACTCCCAAAATTCGTCGTTATCAATTTCCTCTTCATTTGTAGGGAGCAGTTTTACAGAAACATTTTGAATTTTTCTAAAATTTTCAATGAATTGCTCCAAGCTTTGTTCATCAGTTAACGGCGTAATTCTTAGCTTAGGCCGTTCGATTTCACTCCGTAAGCTTTTTTTAGTAACTCGAGGCAAGTCAGGGTTTTCTTCGCGTTCTCTTTGTGCAGTTTCGTACAAATGAGATATGTATTTTTCATATTCTATATTTAAGAAGCATTGACTTGTTGACTGGAAGTTTTGAATTGTAGGTGCACCACTAACTTCCTTGCAAAGAATTAACCTGTGCGTATTTAATATTAGAAGAAAGAAAGAGCTGGGTGCTGTTTCAAGTTCATCATGATCTTCGACTAAATCGGCACCATCAAATACCTGTTCTCTGGTTAGTAATGTGTTTTTAATAATCCTCCCTTTAATTCCTAGTACTGGGGGCGTTGCTTCTTCATCAAGTATGACACATTCAGTATCAATGAAAAAGAACTCTGATTTATCAGATATTCTGCGAATGTTTGCCATTTCTAAAAAAGATGGGAAAACGATTTCATCATAGTAGTCTAATAAAACATCATCACCAAAACGGAGAGTGTAATTTCCAAACTCGAGTTTTTTAACAAAATCCATTGCTGTGCCTCAAGGTTAAACAGTACGGTACTGTGAGAAGATTTTTGCAACTAATTTTATGTCTTCTTTTTTACAATCAAATGTTAAATCATCATCTGTTACCCGAAGATTACCTCCAGGCAATAGAAAGATTTGTTTTAACTTAAAATTATTTTGGTATTGAACAAGCCATCTGCCATCTTCAATATTAGACTTATTTATATGTGCAATATTTGTGCAATATTCGTCCTCAATTGCGAGTAAATCATTAAAATGAGAAAGCAGAGTCTTATCTATAAATAAATGACCAGCATCGAAAATTTGATTGTCAATAAGTTTTACTTTAGAAATTTTTAAAACTTCACTTTCTTCACTTTCAAATACTTGTCCGTGCCCAGTAGCTAACCAAGTGAGGGTTGCTCCGGTTTCGATGGCACATTGGATGATCCAGTCAGAAGGGAAGGTATCTCTAAGATATCGATTAGCCAAAGTACTTTTAGATACCTTCAGGTGATCAGCTAGAGCTTGGCGCGTTGTAAAGCCATATGCTGAAACTAGCCTTTCGATGGCTTCTCTCCCTCCGCTCTCAAAATTTAGCGAGATCTCATTTGGGTACTTTGTTGTTGACATATCTCTTTTGCGATCCTAGTATTCGCCATGTTCCCAATTGGGTACTTATCACGGTTCAAGGCAGTTAATCAAGAAACAAGGAATCATGCACCATGAAACCTAATATTTCAATATCGTTGGCCGTACCTTCGATTTCAATTGAAAAGTACAGTGAACTCACAGGGTTATCTATAGACACAATCAATGACATGTTAGCGGATGGGCGTTTGATACGGCACCGCTTACGCAAAGATAAAAAGCGTGAAAAAGTTATGATTAATATCGCCGCTATGACTATCGATGCGCTCTCAGATTGCAATGTGTCCATCAATTAGTTCGATTTTGAGACCGACTGAGGGCAATGGCTATGTTTGATTATCAGACCTCTAAACATGCGCACTTTGATGCGGCTTGCCGAGCATTTGCGGTTGAGCACAATCTGGAGGATGTGGCCGCTGCCGTTGGTATGAGACCACAGATCCTGCGTAACAAACTGAACCCAGCACAACCGCACCGCTTAACCTGTGACGAGCTTTTAGCCATTACGGATTACACCGAAGACGCGCGTTTACTGGATGGGATGCTGGGGCAGATTAACTGCCTTCCATCCGTGCCGGTGAACAATGCTACAGAAGCAAACATGCAACTGTGTGCTCTTAGCGCCACCGCCAGTGTGGGCGCAATTGCTGGGGAAGCCGTATCAACTGGTCATATGACCGCCGCCCGCCGTACACAAATTCTTGATCGCGCTCGCGATGCTATCCGTAGCCTTTCCGTGTTGGCTTACACCGTTGAAAGCCGTATCCATTCTGCGCCGGTTTTAGCCGCAGCGGTGGATCTGGTCACGACGAATGCCACTGGCCTGATGTGAGGGAACATTATGAAAGCGTTTGTGACTTACCTGAAAAAAGAATCACCGGCTATGCAGTTACCCAGTGGTTCAACCGGTTGGATAGAACTGCCGAACGGCCAGCGCTGGAATCCTGGTCACACATATAAATTTAATGCACATGAGTCTGTCCAGATGAAGGGCGGTTCTGTTCTGCGTTTCCTGACGACTAAAACCCGCCGCCTGCTGGGAATGGTTGGGGGGCGTTATGTCAATTAACCAGGAACAGCAAAAGCGTGGGCTGGATCATCTTAAAAAGATTCGGCGCAAATATTTCAGTACTAGCAGTGAAGCCGCTGAATGGTGGGACAACCTGACACCAGAATGGCGCGGGGTGGTTCTTCATGCTGCTGCAATCAATTCCAGAACCGGCGTTTTTAAACGCAGCTTAAGTAATTGTTGCTGGCGCGAACTTTTTGAGCGGTTGGAGTATCGGGACATGATACAGCTGCGCCAGGGAATTTCCCGTGCTCGTTTAACTTTTAGCGGATTCGGGAGTTTACGGGACAGTGATTTCTCCAGACGAACCGCTGAACGTCCAGTAAAAATCGTCCATCCCATTAATACCAGGAACAAAGTGCAGATGATTATCGCACCTCATATTGTCCATAAATTGCAGCAGGGGAATCACTGATGAGCATTATTTCTGTAGAGGGTAAATCGTTGGGGGCTGAACTGGCTGTGTGGGGAGTCCCGCATAACTACGCGGTAGCGTTTGCAGAGAAAAGCGCCAGTAAAAATGGCCGCATTGCGTTGCATCCGTTCTTCTTCAATGACACCGAACACATGACTAACCAGCGCCACTGGCTGGCGATCAATGCCGCTTTCTGGTGCTGCGTGTACCGCGAAGCTGAGAGCAAAGAGGCACAGATTGAAGCACTGGCGGGGATTCGCGCAATTTTCTATACAGCCGGGGCGCTGGGTGTTGGCGAGATAAAGGCGCTGATTCAGGAGTGGTGGCGGACAACCTATGAGCTTCACCTTATTCCGGCACCGAATTATTCAGCCGTCACTACACAACCCGCTTTTCACTAATTAACAACCTGAATTTTTTGGCCACGGTTCAAGTGGCCGGGGATTCTTTTGTCTTGAGAATATTGAAATGGCACAAATTAGCTCTGAAGTAAACGTTACTACTCCTCTTTCAAACTATCAGGAAATCTTAAAAAAAGCCGTAGATGAGGGAAAGGCAGCAGCCGCCGTTCTGTTTTCCTCTCGTCTGGATAAGCTGGCCACCCATGCGGCCACCGAGGGGCTTAATGCTGCTGAAATAATTGAACTGTTGCGCGAAGAATCGGTGATTTTTGGTAAGGGCGGTGCCGCATGGCAGTAAAAACTCCTCTTAAATGGGTGGGCAGCAAAGCCCGCCTTATGCCGAAGTTGCGCCAGCATCTTCCAGAAGGTAAACGCCTGGTTGAACCGTTCGCCGGTTCCTGTGCCGTCATGATGAATACGGATTATGACGAGTATCTGATTGCAGATGTGAATCCTGATCTGGTTAATCTTTATAAAGCGATGGCATATCACACAGATGCGTTGCTTAATGAGCTGGAGAGTCTGTTTACTGCCGGTTCGTTAGGTGACGAAGAAAGCCGAGCGGTTTTCTATTACGCGGTGCGTGATGCGTTCAACCTGTCAGGTAAATCCTTTGGTTCGGAATCCGTAGAAGCTGCTGCGCGTTTCCTGTACCTGAACCGGCACTGCTTTAATGGCCTGTGCCGGTACAATCGCCGCGGTCAGTTCAATGTTCCGTTTGGTAAGTACAAAAAGCCTTATTTCCCTGCTGATGAAATCTGCGCCTTTGCTGAAAAAGCAAAGCGCGCAACATTCATTACTGCCCACTATTCAGAAACGCTCGATTTGGTTCGGGACGGGAATGACGTTGTTTACTGCGATCCGCCTTATCTGACAGATAGCGATAATTTCACCGCTTACCATGAGCGTGGTTTTTCGCACATGGATCAGGGGCGGCTGGCGCGTAAGCTGCGGCGCCTGGCTGAACGTGGAGTTCAGGTAGTAGCGTCAAACAGCGATCTGGAAATGGTGCATTACCTTTATGCAGGGTTTGAAGCCTTAAAGGTTAATGCGCCGCGTAGTGTTGGTGCGGCAGCTGCAAGCCCGAAAATGGCGGCAGAACTGATACTTAAATGGCCTTTACCGACGAATCCTGAGGCCAGCGCATGACGCTG